CGAAATCGTGCCAGCCGAGCAGGAACAGCAGCACGAACAGCAGTATGGTTGGCGCCCAGCTGAATTGAGTTGCGCCGGGTCCCCAGGTGGTCCAGCCCCAGAACACGAACCACAGAATCATCAGCATCCAGAAGATCATCCCGATGGGCATCCTGTTATTCCTTCTCAGCCGAGGATGGCGTTCACCTCATCAACTCCACGATCGCCACGAAAAATAGCGCGCTGATGATCCCCATGATCGCCATCACGGTCAGCAGCTCATGCGTGCTCATGCCCCGGGCTTCTTCTTCGCATGGGGCTTGCGCTTGGCAACCTTCGCCGGCATGTCGTGGTCGCGCTCCATGTAGTCCTGAACCTGCCTGAATAGATGCTCGGCCGCGGATTTCAGCTCGGTTTCCTTTCTGATGATCGGGCCGTAATGGTTGCAGAGATTCCGCAGCGTCAGCCCGCAGGACTCGACCGCAAATGCCGGGCAGCTCTTGCACAGCTTCTGGAAGTCGTAGCCACTGCCGCTGCCGTAGTTCGACCAATCATCAGCGTCGCAACTCACCCCATCGTCGAACTGGGCCAGATAGCAGAGCGCTACATTCGCCGGATCGGCGAATTCGGCCATCAGGGTCGAGAATGCGGGGTCGCTGGCGCTGTGCGCATTGAAGGACGTCTGGAACAGGCCCGCCTCGGCCGTATCGGACTGCACATTGTCCGCGCTTATGTCACGGCCCTCGCAGTGCCGGCCGCTCGACTCGCGCATCCCGTGACCCAGCATCAGCGCATAGAGGTGCCGCAGCGTGTCGAGACCAGGCTCCTCGACCGACATGCCGAGCCGGTCGAAATCCTCGCGATAGATGTTGAGCGCGTCCTTGTCGCTGTCTGTACGGGCCTTGGCCATCTCGACAAGGGCGGAATGGCCGGCCCTGAGCTTGAGCATGCTCTGCGCAAACGCGAGCGCCATGCCCTGCGTGTAGCCCACTGGCGCCACGCCGCGGTCGTTCCACGCGTAGTCGGCGATGTCGCTTGCGCTGGCGATCTCGCATATGGCCCCGATGTCCTCCTCGGACAGCGCGCCCGGCGGCGGGGGCGCCGCCTCGATATCGACGTACGCCGCCGAGCACCAGCCATAGACCGCGACGCCAGGGCCAGCATCGCGGCCGACCTGGAAGCGCAACCAAAGCGTCGAGGCATTCCAGGCCTCACCGACGATGATCAGCTCATCGCCATTCACAGCCTCCCCGATGATCGACGCGGACGACGATGCGGAAGCGCGAATGTTGAGCTTGTCGCCGGGAAGAAGATTGTAGACGGTGCCGCGACGCACCGGCACCGGCGGCTGCTCGGCCTCGCCGCCGTCGCCCATGTATTGCTCGACGTCGGAAATGAACCCGGACTTGGACATGTTCTTGCCGGGGCAGTCGTGATCGGTGTTGGGGTCCTCCTTGTGAAATTTCAGATTGTTGGGGTCCCAGCCGAAGTGGTTGCACACCTCGCCAGAGAGGGCATGGGCCATCTTCATGACCTCGGCGCCCATCCCGGTCTCGTCCGACTCGACGTTGTAGTCGCCGACGCATTCGAACCCGAGCATGGTGCCGTTCCAGCTCGGGCTGTGAACTCCCTTGACGTTGAAGGGGGTGAATATAAACCACGACTTGCCGTCGATGAAGCAATGCGGGCCGGCGGACCAGCCCATTTCGTTCTCATAGTAATGGCGCAGATTTTCCATGCGCTGGGCCGGCGGCACCGAGTGCCACCATTGATACAGCGTCGGCGATGCGGTGTTGTGGATGACGAAGTTCGAGGGCCGCCACGAGTAATTGAGCGAGCGGATATAGGACCGCAGGTCGTCGATGGATTTGATCTCGATCGCGGGATCGCAGCCTCGCCAGGTCATTTCTCTGGCTCCTCAATATGGCGTACACCTGTAGTCGACGAACAAGCCGCTCGTCGCCGGATTGGTCCATACGATCTGCGATGTAGAGATTGTTATCGGCTGTACCGGGAACGATGGCTGGCGGCTCAGCAATATGCACGAAGGGGCAACAGCCCTGTTCGGCACTGGAAAGGTTACCGTGCATCCGGTCGGAGATCCGGTTCCCATAACGATTGTCCCCTGCTCGCCAGTGGCGCCAGAGCCAACAATCGGGCTCGTTCCACAGGCCGACACGGTTGGAGGTCCGAGTACAAAGCTCTGCAATTTGTTTGTCGTAGACGACGACAAGCTGATAATAGCATTACTTGGTGGCGCAATCGGAGAAAAGAATTGCACCCACGCAGTATCCCGCTCGATAACGTTCGTGGCGCCATTGGCGACCTGATACCACCCAGAAACCATCGACACATTAACCGTTTCTAAATGAATACCGCTAAAGATGACATCATTGGACGTTGCTTCCACCGAGGCAAAGCTATTTGGCGCCACGACAGTGCTGTTCCCAAACCACAAATCTCGCAACCGGACCATATGGCATCCGGATGTTCCGGTGCCTAAATCGAATAAATTTTGCCCAGAAGTCCAGCTTCCTACGGCAGTGTCCGCCAGCCAATCGCCACCAGTCACCAGAACATTGTTGCATTCCGGGGCAAATAGAAATGAGCCTGCCGCGTCCACCGACATATTAGTAAATGAATAGTTGAACGGCCCATATGTGGGGTCTGTGCTGTCTATAATAATGCACTTCCATGTACCCCCGCAGGCCGAATTGATGACATGAATATCCTCCAGACCCATGGAAGATATAGGGGTCGACGTGAAGTGATAGCTGATGGCATAGCCCTGGGCCAGCGTATCGGAGATATGATTGACAAAGCCCCGGCCAGTAAACGTCACGCCAGTGCTACTGGTATCCGCCCCAGCCGCCTGCCCATTGTGCAACCATACGCTTAGCAGCCGCGTCCCGCCCGGATTGTTGAACAGAATGCCGTTCCGAAATCCATTGATGAGGACATTACGCAGATAGGTATAGTTGGCCGCAGCATCGTTCACGCCATACAACGATCCAGTCGTGGTCGTCGAGTTGAGGCCAATGTCCTGAAGCTCAACAGAAGTGGCCGAACCACCACAATGGTCAATGCCATCCGTGCCGCCAGTGAAGTTCAGCAGCGTCGTTGCTGTCGTTGCGCTGTTGCCTCCTGAGCCAAAAAACGCAACGCTTTGATTGCATATCGATAGTGCCTTGTTGAGCATCGCAACGCCGGGCGGAAGCCTGATCGCCAATGGCCCCATTGCGGCATTGATGGTGGATTGAAGAGAAGCCCAGTCCACCTCGTCGGTGAGGGATGTGGCGGCCGGGAGAATGCTCTGCCATTGGGCCAGAGTAAAACCGGTTGTATTGATTCCATTGCAGCTCGTGACACTCGAAAGAGGATGTGAAAAACCGTTGGCTTGATAGCAAGGTAGATTAACTGCGGGTATTCCGGGTGGAATGGAGGTTTGCAGCGTGCTGACAATTGGCTGGCCTCCCGAATCAAACACGAGCAGCTTGCCAGCCCTCGTGCCCGACGGCGGTAGTGGATTGAGGACTTCGCCAGGCTGGCCGACGATCGCCCCGTTCAGCCTATCCCAGGTCTCGCGCAGCATCGCGATCTCGTCGGTGATGACCTGATTGATATCGCGCGCGGTGAAGCCACGGCCCTCCTGGAATTGGCTCAGCCGCCGCGGCCTCCGGTTGCCGACGATGTTGATCGTTCCGGTCTGCGGGGCATTGAACGTCAGCACCGCATTGGTGATCGGGCGGGGGATGCTGCCCAGCGAGCCGGTGGGGCTCGTCAATGTCCAGCCGGCTGTGGAGCTGGTGGATGGGACTGATACGCCATTGATGAACACGTCGATCCAGTTGTCGACATCGGTGCCGTCGGCATATAGGGCAAATCCCACCGAGCATGCGCAGGTCGAGGCGCTGAGCGAATAGCTGGTGAGGCGTGGGGAATCGGGCAGCGCCGGCACCGGAGGCGGCGTCTGGGCATAGGCGATTGCGGCGGCGACAAGCGTGAGAAGCGCGAGCAGCAGACCCAGTCGTTTCATGGACGCGCCTTTTTCTATTGAGGCGCGGGCAGTCTTTTCTATGCGGGCAGGGTTCCGCAACGCACGGCGTCAGGCCTCGGCGTCATTGCCAAGTCATCACCAGCCATACGAACAGACTGAGAAGGATGAGTGTAAAAAGTTGCAGCGCGGTCAGCGCCATGGTCAGGCCTTCTGCCAGAGCTCGCACCATCCGTCTGGCGCGATGTTGGCGACGTACCGGCAGGTCGGCTGCGGAGCATGGTCCGAGTACTTGCAGGTGCGGCAGTACTCCGGCGAATGGCCGGGCCCATACTCGACCATGGCATGGCTGAGCCTGCGCCCGCTCAGCGGCACGGCGGCGGCGCGCAGCACCGGCAGGATGTCGTAGTCGACGCTGTCCTCCTCGTCCTCGTAGGGACCGAGGAACAGGTCCGGCGGGACGGTGTCGGGCGAGATGCGCCCGCGCTCGTCCCGCTTGATGTAGGGCGCGAGCTCGTTCTCGTACTCGTCCGGATTGTGGCCGTCGAAATGGAGGGCGTCGTGCTCTATCCGGACGGCATAGTGGTGGGCGCCCTGGCTGCCGTCCTTGCCGAGGTAATCCATGCGCAGCCGCATCATCAGCCACCATTCCGACCGTTCGTGCAGCGCGATGTACTTGTCGGGATCTATCCCGGTCCTGGGCAGGACGTCCGGCAATCCCTTGTCGATGTAGACCACCCGGCCGTCCTGCGAGATGCCGCCGAGGTAAGGCACCAGGTACTCGCGCGAGATCGTGGGGGCGGTGTCGAGATAGGCCTGCAGATCGGGATGCTTGACCAGCGTGGCCTGGACCTCGCGCTTCGGGGCCGCAATTTCGTCGATGTGCCCTGTGGCCATGATGCGGTTCCTGTTGAGCAGCGCGAGGGTGCGCTTATAGGTCATCTCGGTTGCGGTCCCGAACAGCTCGACAGCGCTTTCTCTGTCATCCGCTCCCAGATGGCTTGATTGTCGGTGAAGCGCTCGCCCTGCTTGATTTGCAAGAACGTGGAGAAGCCGATGTAGAACAGATTGAAGACCACAAGAGCCAAGATCATCGGCGTCGTCGCCAGCGAGGCGATCAGCGCTCGGGCGGTGCCGCCGGCTTCTTCGACGGGCCCACTCATTGCTTGGGCTCTGGGATCTTGATGCCGAAGGCGTTGTCGGCGCCGTGCTCTACCGCGGTGAACAGACGATTGACCTCCCACAGGTTCTGCAAAAACGTGACCCGCCGCAGCGAATGCATGTCCCCGGCCGTGAAGTTTCCCGATGATATGCCCCCTGTCACCTTGGTGAGATCGCTTAGCTTGCCGATCGTGGGGCCGAGCAGGTGCTCGACGGCAGACTGGGCCGCAGTTTTGCTGACCGGCTTGTAGGCGCCGATCGCGCGGTAGATGTCGAGCTTGCCGGCCGTCGCCTTCGAAGCCAGCGTGTTGCCCTCTTCGAGCCAGCCGAAGATGTTGCCGCGGCTCATGGCCTCCTTGAACCAGTCCTGCGGCCGATCGCTGGTCGGGCTGCCTGTCACGATGGAATTGAGCTTGTAGCCCACCATGCCGAGAGCAAGCGAGGTGACGAGGCCCTGCAAGGTCTGAGCGTCGGAGCGCTGCAGGTTGGCAATCAGAATACGAGTGGTGGCAGACGCGGTGAATGATTTGAACTGCAGCAGGATCTTGCCAATCGCCGTGTCGAACTCCGGAGGAAGATCAAGGCCCGGCGTCGTCGCGGCGATATCGGCACTGCGATGCAGCGCGCCTTCGAAGGCCTGCCTGGTTTCCTCTCGCCATGCCTCGGTATTTGGAAGCCTTGCCCCCCCGACGATGTTGGAGTGCTTTTCATAGTCCTCGACGATCTTTTCATAGAGTTCGGGCTGGATGTTGCCGGCGCCGAGAGTCATCTTCTGCTTTGCGGTAGCGGTCCCCTTGAGCGCAGCCTTGGCGGCGCGATAGAGGTTCGTCGAGCCGATCGTGAAGCTGATGGTCTTGATGAGATCGGTTTCCGGCGCAAGCAGGTTGAGGAGCTGCATCTTGTCGGCGCCGAACTGCAGCGCCCGCTCGAACGGAGAGCCGGGCTCGTCGTGGTCCACGATGCCGCTCATGGCATGATGCCGGGATGCGGTCTGCGTCTCCGTTGCAATGCCGGCCACCTTGGCCTGACGCTTGGCCTCGCGGTTGTACTTCTGATCGGACATCAACGATTTCATGAACGGCGCCCAGCCATCATTGAAGGCCGAGGCCATTCCGTACATGAACACATGGTTTGCTGCGTCGGTAATGGAGTTCAGGCCAGACATGCCCATGCTCGTGATGACGACGGCATTGCGCGCCGCGGTCGAGAGCTGCCCCATCCGGCGCTGACTGGCGGTCTGGGAGATGGCATTGACCCCGCGCAGGCGGTCGCGCGCCAGGGCCAGATCCTCGATTGCGCCGGCCTTTTCCTTGGTCAGCTTGGCGATCTCGGAAGCGTTGCCGCGGGCGGCATCGATCAGGCGATTGTATTCCTCGTGGATCTGGCGAAAATTGTTGGTCATGTTGATGTCGCCAAATCGCTCGGCCAGCAGAACATCCGGAATGAATGTGCGATTGAAGCGCCGCATCACCGTCATGATGTCGGTTTTGATCCACGGCAAGGCAAACTCATTGGAGACATTGAGAAGGCGATGCGCGAGTGATCCTCGCAACATCTCTCCTTTCGGCCCGCCGGGCAGTTGCGGTTCGGCCGATGCATCCTCATAAGGCAGCCGGCCATCCGGGGAGCCGAGAATGCGATCGGTGGTCTGCTGCGCTCTGGCCCGGATTGCCTCCGGGTCGTCCGTGATGCGCTCGTTCTCCAGGATGTGCTTGACGGCGCGATCGACGGCGGCATCAGCCTGGGTCAGTCGGCCGCCCTTCGGTTCACCGGGCGTCCGCTTGGCCTCGCGCTCGGCCTCGTACTTGGCCCGCGCCTTTATGGCCGACTTGGCCTCGGCCGGGGACTTGCCCTCCCATCTGCCAATCTCCTCCTCCAACTTGCCCCTCATTTCGGCAACGCCGTCGTGCGCGGCCTGGAGCTGACTATCAATCTCTGCAATCTTGGCTGGGTCTTTCTCACGTTCGAGGCGCGCAGTCAGCTTGGCTATCTGTGCTTCATGCGCAGCAAGCGAGTTCTGGTAGAGCTGCATGCGGCCCTGAGCTTGCTGCTTGGCAACCTCGTCGGCCTGAAACTTCTCCGCAATGTGGTCGACGAACTTGGGCCGTTCGCGCTCGATGAGCGGCTTGTTCCAAGCATGATCGAAATGCTCTTCGCCTTCCTTCTGATCCAGATTTTTATACCCAGGAATTGATGTTTCGGCGCGACCCGTCCACTTCGCCCGGTGCTGACGATATGCTTGTACGGCCTCATTGACCTGTGGAACGTCATGCGGCTTGGTAAAATTCGCAGCCTCGCCTACCACCTTCCTGAAATCCTCGAACGTGATGCCGGACATCGGGCCGGCGCCGGCCGGCAGACCTCCCAGGCGGCCCATCTCGCTTCGCAAGACCGCAGCTTTCGGTGGCTTATCGGCACCAAATCGAGCCGCCGTCCAAGCATCAAGCAGCTTATCCTGAAAGACAGCTTCGGATGATCGGATCGCCGACTTGACCTGCGTCTGCACCGGAGATCCGCCATAACTCGCCGGCTGACCTGCCGCGGTCTCCTTGGTGAGGACGGGGATCTCGACAACATCGGCATAAGCGCGCTTTGCCATGATGCTTTGACGTTGCAGCATCCGCAGCGTCAGATCGCGGAACCCCAGCTTCACGAGGCCGCGCAGCGCCGTTCCCAATGTCAGATCGCGCAGGCTGCCAGGTTCTCCGACCGTGGTCAGCAGCTCCAGCTTTCTCATATCGGCGGCAGCGGCGCCGGCCGGGACGGCGATCGGAGCTGAACCCATCGTCGGAACGGATTCGACTGGCTCCTCGGCGATCCGCGGTTTTGCTTCCGCGGCAGCTGCGGCCTCAAGTGGCGGCGGCTTAACCGCTTCCGCAACGCCAGCCTCAGCAGCTGTGGCGGCTGCAGGCGGGGCTTCGGATGGCTGCCCCTCCGCATGGGCATCCAGCTCAGCCCGCACACGGTCTAGGTCGCGCGCCGCACCCTCCATCAGGCCCGGGCGAAGGGCATGGACAGCAGGACCGAGGATGGCGCCGAGGAGAGTAGCGCTGGCAATGCCCACCACCGCTTCTTCTGGCTTGCGCGTAACCTGGGCGTTCTGGAGGATTGCTTCCTGAGCCGCACCCGCCCCTCCCCAGGCAAGCGCAGACTCCGCGGCTCTGGTAATGCGGAGGCCAGCCGTGGCCGAGTACATTCCTGGCATAGTGGAAAGCGGTGCTATTGCCACTCGCCCCGGCAGGAGCATCAACGGGGCCTCGGCGAGCACATTGGTGATAACGCCGGACAAGCCGGACGCCGCCGTGATGTCCTTGTCTTTTTTTTCCTGGTCTATCCTCGCCATCAGTTCGTGCGATTGCTGCGTATTACGGAACCCCGCGAACTGCGACGCGTATTCCCAGTATTGCGGCTTGTCCTTGATGTCGTCCCACGCTGAATAGCCATCGCCTGTCGGGCCGCCTTGACGCGCGCCGAGCAACGACAGCAGATTCACGACGGTTGATTGCCGTAAGCCGGCGCCTAGAACCTCTTGCGCAGAGGGACCTGACGTGGGCTGTAAAAACACCTTGCCGGGGAGATCCCCGGGCTGTGGCGGGACGCCAAACATGCCACTGGCTTGCTGGGATTGCTGGACGCGCCGGAAGCGCTCCTCCGCAGTCGGCTCCGCCGTTCCCGCGGAAATCTCCGAGTCATCGACGACGCCAAACATGCTCATCACTTCACTCCAAGCTCATCGGGGTGAAGTCCTTGATAAATGTCGCGTGCCCGATTTCCCCTCTCTATTCTCTCTTTTGCTCGCTCCCCAGCAGCCTTCATATAGGCGGCCGCATCCCACCCGAAGCGGTTGCTGCCATCCTTCGCAACAAGGATCTGATCGAAGCCGCGGGCATCGGTGTACCAAATCTGATAGGTCGGCTTCTCGCCTGCGCGAACCTGGCGCTCCGTCTTATCGTCTGCAGCCAGCCCCTTGAATTTCCAATTGGGTTGCGGACCCGGGCGAAGAAACCCAAAAAACCCGCTTTCTGTGGGCCGAAGTATTTGACCGAATGTCTGTCCTTCCGGGAATGCAACACCCCCTTCGACCTCCGTGAATTGCGGGCCGAGCTCCGTGGTCAATTTTTCCCTTATGGCATCTTTGAGCCATTGGTGGCTGCCATCGATGGGCGGATAGCTGATATCCGGCGGATTCTTCATGAGCACATTGCCGATCACCGACGGCGCCCACGATTTTTTCATCTGATCAATTGCAATCGACTCGGCCTGATCAGGATTGGTCCCGAACATGCGCTGGGCTTTGTAAAAATCGAAGAACTCATTCTTCATGCCCGCAGCGACCCAGTTGTCTGGCGGTATATTCGGGGTTGCTCCGGTAATGCCGCCGGTGACCCGGAATCCTGTGCCAAGCCGATAGGCGACATCCTCTGGACTCCACTTTGACCGCTCCGTTTCAATGGCCGTTTCGGCGGTCTCTCTTTCCTTGGCAAAGGCCGGATCATATGCCCGGTGCGCGCGATCTATGAATTGAGCAAGGCGTTGCTGATCTTGCGGCGTAGTCCCACCTTGCGGAGCGCCTTGACCGCGCCACGCCAGCATTGTGTCGATCGCGGAGCGGCTGTGTTCTCCATAGATGCGCCCAACCTCTGGATGGTGGTTTTGCCACATGTCCGACAACGTGTTCATGCCGGTCACGAACCGTGTCGGGTCGTTGCTGTTCACCATCCCGACGACGGCATCCCTCATTGGAGGGCTCGACATCGTCGCCACGTAGTTTGGCTCGGACAACTGACTACGCATGGCATTGAGGAACGTCGCAGCCTGTTTCGGATCGCTATTAACCAGGGCAGAGGCAATCTGCTTGGCTTCCTCTTCACCGAAGACATTGATTGGCCGCCCGACGGTATGTTCGTTCTCGTTAAACAGGCCCATGCTTTTCTCGCGCTGGGCGAACTCTCCCGCGACCGCGGCCTCTGGCATCGATGGCGACAACGGTCCGGGAGGTGGCGTGCCGTAAAAAGTAGAACTGCGGATGAGTGGATTTTTCTCCGACTGTTCTATGGATGCGTCGAGCCGCTGCTGCACCTTCTGCGCGAGCAGGAATTGGGCCGCAGGAGCCGTCTGCTTGGCCGATTCAAGTGCCGCACGGGTTGCAACACGCTGCTCTGGAGGGATGTTTCTTTCCACCTCCAACGGTTCCAGGTCGGTCTTGAGCTTGTCGATGAGATCTTGCTTGCCTGACATTCCTGCCAGCTGGAGGAACATCGAGACATCATCTGCCTTCGGGTAAACACCGGCCTTGATCTGGGCATCCAGATCACCGTGCAGCTTCACGGCGCTGGCGGCGATCTTCTTTTCCACCGCCTCTTGCGTCACTGCCCATAGCCGAGCATCCGCTGGATTGGAAAAGTCGATCGGCTTGCCAACCGCGCCACCGCCGACCTTTACCTTGAACGGCCCCTCGCTGAAGTAGCTTTCCGGGCCGACGCCCGTTTCCAGGGTGAACCCCGGCATCCCTTTCTTGAATTGTTTGCTAGCAAGGGGGTTCCCGGGCTCGTCTGACGCATTCCCGGTGATCAGGTGGCCGCCGCTGTGCTTGCCGGCATAGTTAGATCCAGCGAGAACAGCCTCCAGATCGCCCTTGAAGACTTCGTCTGAATAACCGCCGCGCGAGAACGTCGTCGGGGGATAGTATCCGTTGTCACCGTGGGCACCGGTATCCCATAGAGCTTGCTCAAGCGAGTGACCACGCGCCAAGGCGCGGTTCATCGCCGTTTCCATCTGAATGCGCCGGACCTCGTCGCTTGCCTTGGGGCCTACCTCGCCACGGACCATCTGGTTGAGACGATCGGCAAGCCCAGGCTTTTCCTGCAATTCCTTGGCAATGATCGACCGATCGATTTGCCCGGGCGCCGAATAGTCCCCACCCGGAGGAGGGGTGATGCCAGCGCCGGCCCCACCAGAAAAATCCGGATGTCTCATCCGGTTGAGCTGCCCGGCTATCCTGATTCGCTCAGGCAGCGACCCTGCCTCGAAATGCTTGGCGGTATCGAACCATGCTGGGAAAGCGTCGAGTTCAAACTTAGTCTTCGGGTCATTGAGATCGTCGGCCTGCTTTCTCAGAGCCTGATATGTTCCCTCATCGTAGGAGCCGGGCCTCTCCTGCGAAGTGTGCATCCATTTGTTGACGGCGGTGCGAAACTCGCTCACCTGCTGGCGATCCACCGCGCTGGTGCGTTCGAGCGCGCGCAGGCCCTCGCCGACTGCGGCCTCCCCTTTCTTGGCACCCAGGCCGAGTTCTCTCGCCTCTGGCCCGGTGAGGAACCTGTCTTCTAGTTCGCGCTGCGCCTCGACGACGTTGGCCTTGCTCTTATACTTCCTCACCACCTCGCCGATGACGCCCTGGATACGGTCGCGATCAATCGAGTTCTTCAGGAGATCGTCGCCTTGGCTCCGAGTGACGCCGAAGCGCTTGTCACCGACCAGCTCCTCCACGAGCTGCATATTGCTGCCTTCGCGACCGCGATATTCATCGCTGCCCTGCGGATTCTCTTTGGTCGGGCCACCGCCTTGACGAGCAATGAGTTCTTTTTGGTTATTGTTTTGCTCGATCTGATCCATGTAATTTTGATATGCGTCGGCGACATTCTTCTTATCGGCCTCGACCAACGCGGTGCGGTAGTTATGCGCGCCGGACTCCGACACCATCTTGGTGATGCCGACCTTGAGGGCCGGGTCGCTGATGTTACGGACCAGATCCTGGCCATACGCGGTGGCTTTGCGCTGGAACACCTGCGGGTCGGGATCCTCCAGGCGCATCTCCAGCATCTTGGTCTCGATCTGGGGCTGCATCCTGATCGCAGCTGACATGGTGGCGGCACGCCGATACTCCGGCATTGCCGGCCCGACCAGGAACGGGGCCGGGTCCATGACAATTTGGCCGTTGTCGTCGACCCGCGCCTTCAGTCCGGCTTCCTCGCCGGCCTTTTTGGCCTGGGCCATGGCAAACTCGTTGAGACCCTCGCCGCTTTTGTCGAGGACGTGGGCCATCGCCATGTAGGGCGAGGCGACATCGGCAGCGCTGACAGCCGTCGTCACCGGCTTGGTGACCGAGAAATTGTCCGGATCGGGCAGAAGCTTCGGCATTACGGGATGGCCTTTGCTAATCCAGAGAGAACATCGACCCCGGCGCCAAGATAACCGCTCTGGAGCGCGGCCTTGCCGGCGGTGCGCAGGTAGGCCGCGTCCGCCTCCTGCTGCTGCGCCTGGGCGATGATGTTGTCGACATCGATCGACTTCTTGGTGAGCCCGAGCTGCTCGTGCCAGTCGCGCACGGCGGCGCCGGTCGGGGAAGTCGGATCGGTATGGGCAGCGGCACGGATGGCATCGACATTGCCGAGGTCGGAGGCGATCTTGATGCTCTCCGCGGCGCCGGTCTGGACCGCGGCCACCCGTCCGCGAGCCGCCGCGTTCTCCAGCGACTGGGCTCGATAGATGTCCCCTGCCTGCTCGCCCTGGCCCTTGAGGACATCTCCATAGGCTTTCAGTCCAAGTGCGGCGACCGAGGCGCCTGTAGCGGCTCCTGCTGGCATTCCCATAGCTACACCGTCACTTCCTGCGCGATCTCCAATATGGTCATTGGACCGGGCACGTCCTTGATGATCGCGTTGCGAGGATCGTAATCAGAGCCCGATGGCCGCCAGAACTCGGTGCCCTCGCGCAAGGGCGCCGGCTGGGTGGGATCGTCACCCTGATTATAGGCTGGGACACGGCGATTGTTCATCGGATCGCCCAGCGCCGGCCCGCCTGGCCGCAACGGCTCGGCATAGAGCTTCTGAAACAGAAACCCAGTGGAATTGATGAAGTAAACGCACATCTGCGCGACCTGTCGGCGCAGCATGCGCTGGTGGACGTCCTGGCCGCCGGGCGGCGACGGAATGAACGGCTCGGCGGTGGAGGTCCACGGAAAGCCCATGACCAGCTGGGGCGAGGCGAGGTTCTCTCCACCGATGAATTGCGGGACGATGAACCCGTTGCTGTCGGTCTGATAAATGCCCATCTGGCGCAGACCGAGGTCGAACAGATAAACCGGCTGGCCGGGCGCCCAGTACAGTGGCCCCTTGCCGCCGGGAGGAGTGAGTTGAGCCGGCGGCGAATTGACGGTGATGGCGGCGTCGAGATACTGGCTCGCGTCGAGCAGCTCGGCCATCGGACCGGTCGCTCCAGGATAATTGACCACGAACCATACGTGGCCGAGGCGGGCAGAAATCCATTTGATCGCTCCACCGCCGCCGGCCACGTGACGCGTCCAGCCGGGCACGTCCTTGATCTGCCCGTTCTGGATCTCAACCTTGCAGGCGACGGCCGTTCCGTCACCGTTGAGCACGTAGATGTACCGCTCGGGGAATAGGAGATCGTCTCCGTCTGGCGCTGCGATTGCGACGATGCCGTTGAATAGTGCCGCGTGGAAATCGGTCAGGTTGCGCGCCTCGTAGGGGCGGGTCAGACTTCCGGTGGCGGCGATGGCGCGGACCATGTTGGCGCCCGCGTTGATGTAGATGATGGCGCCCCGGTAGAAGCGCGGCTGGATTTGCCCGCAGCCCTCATCGATGCGGTTGAAGACGACGGAACCTGGCGCCAGCGGGTTCTGCAGGCTGATCGGGATGGCGTAGGTCGCGTTGTCGCAGAACACGAATTCGTCGCTCTCGGCGCCGGCCTGCACGTAGAGGACCTGGCCTTTCCCGGGCACCAGCTCGAAAATAGACGAGTCCGGCGTAACCTGGGTCGGCACGTCGTACATGTCATTGACGACGCCGATCGCCGACCAACAGATAGCCGACGGCACGCTATTGAAGTTGCAGAAGCCGAGCCGGTTCTGGTCGACGAAGCAAGATGCCGGCCAGCCCTGGAACGAGTTCATGACCTCCTGATCCCATATCGTCACCGGTTGCGCGCCAATGTCGGTGAAACTCTGCATGACCCCGAGGTTGCCGCCCGGACAAACGATGTTGTCGCCAGATGGAGGCACCCCGAAAATCAGCCCATTGAGCATCTGGCCCTGGAATTCATGCGGACCGATGATGGCCGTGATCTGGATCTTTGCGCCGCTGACGGAGCCAATTGCAACATCGCCAATGCTCGCGACAAGGGTGATGTCGGGGACATTTGCAACGATGATATCGAGCCCTTTGAAGAGCGGCTCCTCGATGGTGACAGTGGCATGGGTCGAGTCGGTGACGCCGGTGATCAGCATCTGCCGGCCGATGTAACGCATGCGGGTGCCGACCATGCCGGCTGATAGCACCGGAGCCGAGAATACGATGGTGGTGCTGCCCTTGTAACCCGCTGGGTCCATGGTGATGCCTTGCGGCGAGATGCGATAGAACGGCGTCCGCTTCTGCACCCCGAACATCAGCTCTGTGAAGTTGGCAATCGAGAAGGTGGCTGGAGGCACCCATGTCACCACCAAGGGCTGCATGCCTGGAAAGGTAATGAAGATCTGCTTCTGATAAATGGCCCACACGATCAGGCCAACATTGGCGGCGGTCCACGGGAATGTATTGGATGTGAAAACCACGGCGCCAGACATCGAGCGGATCGTGATGGTGCCGGTCTTGAAGCACAGCAGGAACACGACGCCGGGCGCCATGATGATCTCGTCGACCCGAGGGCCATCGAGGAACTGGGCGCTACGGCCGGCGCGGTTGGTGAGACCCTGACTATTGAGGATGCGCCAGTTGATGCATTGGCGCAGGCCCGCCTTGTGCAACGGATGCGGATCGTTTCGCTTGATGGTGACGTCGACCTGACCGCCCGAGAGATCGGTCTGGGTGACGATATTTTCTACCTGTGCCATTCATCAGCCCGGAACACCTGTGCCGCCCCATCCGCCGGGCACGGGAGGCCACGGCCGGCGCACGCGGCGCGCTGCGGTCATGCGCGAATTGTACAGCGCGCGCTTCGGCATCTGCTGATCGTGGCGGGTCTGGGCGTCGGCGAGATAAGATCGGGCCGCGAGCATCGCCTCCTTGTGCTGCGCGTAGTCTTTGTGCAGGCCAGAGAAGATCCCGGAGATCACGAACGCTTCGAGCGCCAGCACCAGGGTCGGCGTAGCGAATGTCGGATCGCTCGTGATCGACGAGATGTACTGGATCGTGAGCGGAGCCGGCGCCTGTGGCGGCACCGGGCGGGGCGGACCGCCCTGCGCATTGACATAGAGCTGTTGCGGTGTCGGTCCCGATGTCGTCGGCCCCATCGCCAGGGCGTAGATGCTGGGACGATCGTCGACCCGCACCCAGATCAGGTGGACGAGGTCGGCCGGTAGATTGTAGGCGGTGTCCCACAGGGGGTCGGTCGGAGTGTTGGCAGCCGGCGGCAGCGTCGCGACTGTCTTGCCCCACGCCCACGGATGGCCCTCGATGATGTAGGCGAGCCAGGTTTCATAGGCCGCCGACGCGCAATCCCACTCCTCCGAGCCATCGTCCGCGGCATTGACCTGGTTGTCGCCGGTCTTGCGCAGGGCCCGGTTGATGAGGGCGAGCTTGTCTACCGGCCATTCGAAAGCCATGGATCAAACTCTCGTTCGCTCCTCCAAGAAAAGTGCCGCTGCCCGGAGACAGCGGCAGTTTGGGGAGGAAACCACAGACAGGCTTCAGTAAGCGCCGTAGATCACTGTCACGGTGACGTTGGCGTTGTTCCAGGCCGTCACCGCGGCCATGTTGAGCGTCGTGGCCGCGCCGCTCGTCGACGGCACCGGCAACAGGATGCTGGCCTGTGGCACCGCCACGTCAGATGACAGGGCCATAGGCTGCGCCGCGACGATGTTGACGCCGTTGGGGGTGTTCCCGATCGAGATGCCGCCAGTGACGGCAGCCGCAGCCGCATTCGAGAAGATGATCTGCTGGATGTAGGACTTGGCCGGCAGCGTGCCGATCACGAAATTGGTGGTGCCGGTCGCTACTCCGGTGGTGAACAGGATCGCATTTTGGCCGGGTCCGCTGGTAAATCCCTGGGTCTGGAAATACCCGATGTCGGCCTGCTGGATCAGCGCGCAGCCGGCGGCATTGAGACCGTACGCATTATTGGTGTTCGGGTTCACGACGCGGCGGGCGGCAGCGGAAGCGACCGCTTCCGGCGCGCACAGCCAGACCGCAGCGGCCTGAGCTTGCGAGGCCATGCCGACAAATGGAACGGCGACTAGGGCGGCGAGCGCCCATGCGCGGAATCGATTCATGGACGGCTCCTTACTTGTGTTGCAATGAGGCCCTGGGAGGCGGCGGGTCACGCTTCGGGTCGTGCTTTTCCGGCGGCGCATCGGGATGTGCATGGTCCTTGATGGAGTAGCGGTGCTTGTCGAGCGCCACCAAGGCTTCAGCCGCCTTGCGCTCCATCAGGCGGGGCGCGCCGATGTCATAGAGATTGACCTGGTCGCTGTGGACCATCTCGTATCGCTCGGGATCGGCCTCGACGGCATGCACGGCGTCAACCGGCGACATCTCGCACTCGTACACCTTGGCTTCGGGATGTTGCTTCTTCCAAAGCTTGTACGCGGGCTCCTTTTGCCATTTCTCATACTCGGGCGTTCCCTGAGGAGGGCCATTATCACGAACGGTCGTCATGCGCGGACTCCTCCGAATTGCGGGTCCTGTTTCCTGGCGGCGAGGCGCTCGTATTCCTCGTTGGCCTCGCGCTCCTCATTTTCGATTTGCGCTTTGCCGGGCTTGATGCCGCGCGGCAGGTCGAGGACGTAGCGTTCCGGAAATGCGACGACTATTCGCACGACCTCGACCGTCCAGTTGTAAATCTTGACCGGGCCGCCGATCTGCATGCGCCAGTGGTCGTATTCCCGCTTGAGCGCGCCGTATGCACGCAGGCCCTTTTTGTAGTCCTCGACCGCATCCTCGTACTGGATCTGCGCGAGAGCTTGCTCGGTGGCGCTTCCGGTCTTGTCCGGCGCAGTCGGAGCAATCGGCTCGTTCGGCCGCGTCGGGCCGAGGTCCCATAGCGGACACTGACCGTTGCGCATGGTCCGGTCGCGCACCGCGGCGATTGCCATCTCCTGGTTCATCACGGCTCCGGCAGAACGGCGACGAATGCCGTGAAGGCGGCTGACGGCGTGGCGCCGCTGACGATGACGTACAGCGCGACGAACTCATAGAGCTGCCCGGCCTGGTTGGTGGTGAAGAGCAGCTCGTAACGGCCGGGACCGCTGGTCGCCATGTTGATGCCGGCGATGGAGCCGCCTACCCCGGCCTCTATCTCGCCGAGAACGACATTGCCGGTGCCCATGCCGGCGTCGTTGCTGCCGAGCAGCATGAACTTGTAGGTCTGGGCGCCGGTCGTGGTGAGCGCGCCCACATCGATGACGCAGACGGCGTCGATGCGCGACTGCTGTTTCGGATTGGTGCCCTGGTTGCCGCCGAGGTCGAGGACCGCGTTGGCGCCGCCGGACTGCGCAAAGCCGGTTGCGGTCAGCGGCACGGCGCCGTCGGCAAGCTCCAGGTTCTTGTCGAAAGAATAAGTGCGGTCATTCGGGAACGGCATGCCGGCCTCCTATGCAACGATCGGCGCGTTGGTCCAGCTGTCGAGCCGAGAAAGGCAGTACTTGTGCTCGTCGACCATTCCGACGTCCCAGTTGATGTGCGTGCGGTACGTCTTGCCGTCCTGCAGCATGCCGATGTCGCGCACTTCGAGCGGCCGCAGCTGGAGGCCGCGCAGGCGCTGCTCGCCGAACGACACCACATAGAGAGACGCGGTCACCGGCGAGCCGCCGCCGGACGCCACCTCGTTGAAATCGAGCATGTAAGGGTGATCGTCCTTGGGGTAGCCCCACAGGAACGTCAGGCCGGCGTAGGACGCCTTGAGCCCGCCGACGCCCTTGTCGCCGCCGATGTCGAATTCCTGCATCACGAATCCAGACAGGGTCTGAGTGCGGGCGAGTTGAATCCACAGGGGGCGCGACAGGTATGGCGCGATAATATGGGTGGGTTTATTCACGGCATTGATCGCAATATCCAAATTGGCCAACGATAATGGGCCGCCGCCGCTCGCTGCCGAGTTATGAATGTCTCGCGAATACTTGTTGGCCCTGATTTGCATGCCATTGAAGACGCGGGCGTTGGTCGATTCATCGCCCTTGATAAAGGTCGTCGCCCACAGCTGACCAAACGCGGTCAGGCCCATCTGCTCCTCGTAGGCGCGCCTTTCCGGGCCATGGCGGTCGACGATGGCGCGGTCGACATCGACATCGTGATCGATGATTGCGGTGTGCTCTTGCAACGGCGTGATGATGCCGTGCCCGGAGGACGAAGCCTCGTTGATGGCGCGGAACTGCGGCGTGGCCAGCACTGCCTGCCGGTAATATTGGAAGACCGAGCCCTTGAGGCCCTCGAACGGCATCGCCTCGAACACGTCGGTCGAGCGAGCGAACATCTCGATGGGTGGACGTCTGACGTCCTCGTTGGCGAAACTTTTAGCGTATTCCGCAACCGTGATGAGATTGGAGACAGGCATTTCTGCATCCCTTCCTTATCTATTCGGCTGGGGAAATTTGGAGGCGTAGGCGATGCGTTCTGGGTAGGTCAGCTTTCCGTACTCGGCGTCGCTGATCTTCCCGGGAATGACCGGCTCACGGTGCGCACCGTTGAAGGCGCCGCCGCCCTGGCTGACGTAGCGCTGCATGAGGACTTCAAGGCCCTTGACGGTCGCGGCCGTCGGCGCGATGTCGAGCACCCGGGCCAGGTCGTTGAAGTGCTCGCCGCCCATGGCCTTGAGCCACGTACGAACGGAATCGAGCCGCGCATTGGCGTTTTCGCCAAGCTTCTGAACTTCGGCCGCCTTCGCGGTGGCGATAGCTTGGTCCTCGCCGATGCGGGACGCTGCGTGCAGTCCGAGCAGCTTACTGAAGCTGTCCTGGCTCATCCCGCTGGCGGAAGCGAACTCGCGCACCTGGGCGAGGAGGGGATCAGATTCATTCCAAGCCCACTGCGTGCCCTGCGGAAGGACGTAGTCCTTGGAAAATTCGAGCTTGTATTCGCCGGGCTTGGGGGTGGAGAGCTTGGCTGAATCGGTGGCGGCCTTGAATGCGGTCAGGTCGTTAATGTACTTGCCCAGTTCAACGCCCTTGACCTCGCCCTTGGCGGCATCCCAGAACGCTTCCGGCGCCCAGTCAGGTCTGGCCGAAGCCGTAGGGGCCGCGGGGGTCGTCGGTGTCGAACTCGGAGGGCTGCCGGCCGCTGGCGATGGCGGCGGCGATGCCGCGGCGGCGGGAGTCGGGGCCGGCGACGGCGTGCTTGCGGGCGTGCTCGATAATGACGGCGTCGCTGCGGCGGATTCTGGCACTCTCTTCGAGTCCTTTGGACAACAAGCCCATCAATTCGGACGCGAAGATGCGTTGGCCATTTTCGACGCGCAACGCACGGACCTGCCCTGATCTGTTCACCTCCATCAGCCGTCGTTGCAGGTAGAGATAGAGCAGCTCGCCGTCGGGCGTGCGCCCGATGCGGTCGATTGCTTCGTGCATGGTTTCTTCGGTGATCACGGCAAACCCGCCGCTTGCTGCGGCTGGCCCTGCGGCGCCTGTCCGCCGGTCAGTTTGCTGATCTGGTCGAGCGCGGTTTGGACATCATTGGCATTGCGGAAATGGATGAGGTCGACGCGCATCTTCTTGATAATGGCCTGCATGGTGGCGAAACCGTCGACCCGCAGTTTGAACTCCTCGGGAAAAGCCTGGCCCAGGATCTGGATCGCTTGCACCGTCTTGGCGATCTCCTGCTGCTCGGCGGCGCGCTGGGCTGGATTCATGGCGCGCGTCGATATCAGCGAGCCGTTGCGGCCGACCAAGCGCTGCACTGCGCCGACCCGCTCCAGGAGATATTTGAACCGGTTGAAATACTGCATCGGCCCTTCGCGCCAGAACGCCATGCCGGGGGTGCCGATGCGTCGCTGCGCGCGCGCCATCTGGTCGAGCCACTGGCCGAGCGTCGGCGGGGTGTCGCCGCTCTGCTCCGGGAAGTCGATGAAGAACAGCTTCCGCATCCGGTGCTCCATCTCCTCGTGCTGGTAGATGGCCGGCTCCATGTTGATCGGCGGGTAAATCGGCTTGACGGCGCCTTCCGAGCCCTGGCGGATCGGATAGGCCATGCCGTCCTCGATCCCCTGCTCGATGTTGGTGAACGAGTCGCTCGGATAGGTAATCGGCGGATTGATATTGCGGCCGACGCCTTCGATCTTGCGACCTTCGAGCTCGTCGATCTGGCGCAGGTCCGGCAGCGTCTTGAACAGCGGACCCATGCCCCACGGCCAATCCGCGGTCGGATTGAACCGCGTGATCAGCAGCGGACAGCAGCCTTCGCCTTTGAGTTCGGTGCTATGGACCAGCTTGTTGCGCAGGAGGACCGTGTGCTCCCAGGTCTCGGTGCCGGTTTCCTCCCATTTGCGCCAATAGCCGAACACGACCTGGTGGCGGTCGCTGATGTTGCCATCCTCGATGGAGCGGCGCTGCTCGGAGTCGACCTGGTCCCAGATCTCCTCGCCGAGCACGGCGCGGACATGGGGAGCGCGCGGCCAACGCACCGCGAACCGGTCGTCGATTTCGCCGTAAGGCCCGAGATTGACCTCGCATTCGCGGATCGGAATGGCCTGGCAGGTGATGGGCGCGCCGGCGTAGGGGATGTCGACCCACATGCCAGTCAGGCCGATCGAGAGGTCGGGATCGTAGGATTTCGGGATCTCGCTGTAGAAGTTCGACGCCTTGATCGCCTCGAAGATCAGGATGTCGTCGTCGTAGACCTGGTCCTTGACCTGGTCCCACACCTGCTGCGGCACGAACATGCCGCGCCCGCGCTCGCACCACTGCTGCGCTTCGGGCATGAATGTGTTGACGACCTCGGTCACAAACTCACCGACGAGGTCGAAGCCGACCGAGGTCTGCAGCTCCGGATAGTCCATCCAGCGCACCGTGCCGGGCGCAGTCTGCGAGGAGATCTGCCGCTGCCGGTGCGGCGCGGTCATGAAGTACATTTCCTTCATGTCGAGTTCGAAGAAACTTTTCCATGTGCGCGCGGCTGCCAGGCGCGACAGGACTTCTTTTTCGAGCGTGCGGTCGCCAGAGCCGCCACGGGGGCCCTCGTCGCCGCCTCCGGATGGTGTGCGGGCGAGCATCAGCGCCGTCCAAATCCGCCGAGCCCGCCGCCGCCAAACAGGCCGCCGAACATGGGAGATGGCGTGGAGCCGCCGGACGTGCCGGACAGCGCGAGGCGCGCGCCGTAGCGGGCGAGCAGCGACGCGGTGTCGCCCTCAGCCTCGGTTTGCATCGCGGCGATCTGCTGCTGCTGCGCCGTCTTCGCCAGCTGTTGGAGCATCGGATCGGGCTGGATCTGCGGGGGCTTGGGGGCGCCCATCTGGCGGGCCTTTAGGGCTTGGTGGCCACGCTGAGATAGGTCCAGGAGCCGAGCGCGGTGTTGGTAGCCCCGTTCGCGCTCTGGCCGACGATAGTGCCGGAAGAGAGCTGGCCGTTGCCGCGGCCGAACTCCTTCATCACCATTTGCAGAGCGTGATTGGCGAAGGCGACCTCAGAGGACTTCTTTTCGAGTCCCGGATCGTTGATCGTAATGGTCAGTAGCGCCATGTCTCACCCGCGCGATCTGGACGATGGTTGCACCATGGCGCAGACACTGGCGGCGGAACGCATCGGGCCGCAACGCACGGCAGGGCAGCCCGAGCAGGCGGGCGACCGCGGTGGTGCAGAGCATTGGCCGGAATAACCCCGGCCAAAAGCGGCCACTTGTTCCGGCGTTCATCGCCAGCACGTCGGCGTCGGCGGTCCATTCCGCGATCAGGCGCTTGGCCTCCTCGCCGCGGGCAACCTGGATGGTCGTGTGGAAAAATTGGCAGTCGTAGAACAGCCAGGCATCACAGGCGTGGATGTAGCCGAAACAGCGTGCGTGTTTGTGACGGCCGAGCGCGACGAGGCTCGCCCACCAGGTTGCGGCGCGCCGGTCAAACACGATCAGCCAGCGGGTGGGGGAGCCGCTGGCGTCAGTGGGGATCGGGTGGCCCACTTTGCCGCGCCACTTTGATGGATGGAACATCCTCCCATTCAGATGCCCACACGTGCCCAGCGAGAACTTGTCGGGCCAATGCAGCCGGATCAGATGCTTTACCGGCAGCAATAAATAGCAAGCCTCGTTTCAGCCACTCGATGTGCCCCATAAGTTCACGCGTGATCATGGTCCCTCTCCCGGTCGAGAAGTTCCTGGAGAACTTCCTGCACGTCGGGTTCGTATTTCATCAGGCGCTTGCACACTTGAATGATCAGCACCTTCAGCCGCTCGGCCTCGACACTGGCTGTTGAGGATCTCGTCCTACTCATGGCGGCCACCTTCTCATTTTCACGACCCCGGGCGAACAACCCTTTGAATATCGATCAACCGTTTCTCGTTATCCTGTGTTCGGCTCAGCAGGGTGTCTATCTTCAAATACAGGTCTCCGGCCCAGCTCTCTGGATCGATTCGGTCGAGTGTCACGTTCATCTTGTTGAGCCACTCCTTAATTTCGTTGGTCTGTTGAGCTATCTGCTTGCGCATTTTGTCCACTTCTCGCTGCACTTCGGCAGCGAGATCCTTGGCTTCCGTGAGCGCGCCATCCAGCTCTGGATTACTGCCGGCATCACCGAAAATTTCGTCGCGTATATCGGCGACCCACGCTTGCGGGCAATTAAGGCGCTGCGCCACCACCTTGTCAGTGTGCCCAGCGCAGTAGCAGCCATTTTTTTCATCGTAGCATTCTTGCAGTGTAATGATGATCAAGCGCTTTGTGTCGCGATCAGCCAATTTTGGGCCAAGGTTGAGAACCGCGTTGGCGCCATTAGCGGTTGATTGTTGCGTCGGCATTTGCTCTCGCCCCATATGAGCTTGCGTCGGGAGATTTATTACGGCAGCCGTCTGCCGTAGATCGGCATTGGAGAGCGGCTTGGCAGGGGGCCTACAAACGAAGCATCTGTGTTGTGATGGGATCAATCCTACCTGCCATCCAGCGCGGTGGAACTTGAGCGCAACCGCCTGAAATTCCCGTTGGTCGCTTGCGCCCGACTTGGCGCCTTTGAAGGTGTTCATACGCTCTGTTTGCGTTGTTCCGCACTTCCCACACTTGATCTCAAAGGCCCGCAGCGGCTTGTGGTCGATGATGACGTTTGTGGGCCTGAACAGCTTCTCATTCATAGTGGCCCCTAACTATTCGGCTGCCTCCGCCTGTTGATAATGATCAGCCACCTTTTTCCATGCGCGCAGCCCGAGATGGTCTCTGTCTCCGAGATCGAAGAGCAGCTGCTCCGAATTTTGACCCTCGTACAAAAGCATGGCGATGTCATAGAGGGCGATGACGCACAGTTCCTCATCGCGGCCCGCGCGCAGCTTGGCGATGTGAGGATTGTCGCTCGCCAGCTGTATTCGTGCTGACTTTTTCTCGATCAGCGCTCTGCCAAATCCCTCGGTCTCATGCAGACCATCGGAAAATTCGATCAAGAGACCACGCGGGGGTTTTCTCCCGCTGGTCGGCCCTGTCGGAGTTGGGTCTGTATCTGGCGCAGGCTTCACGCGCTTATCACCGCCCTTGGGACCCTGTCTGCCCTGGGGGTCCTTTTTTACGGGCCGCGAAATCTTCATATGGTCCGGGATCATGTCGTTCAGCAATTGCACGATGCGGTTCGTCCTGAGCTTGAGGGACGCAGAGTGACACTTCTCCAGCACCGGAGCGATTATTTCCGCGACCGCATCCTCCAGCTGATCGTATTCGTTTTTGTCGAACAGCTCGTCCTTGAACTTGGCCAAGTGCCAGCCGCCTTCGAGGCTGACCCGACAATACATAGCGGATATGCCGGCATATCCGTCGCAAGCGAAAGCGCTCTCCTTTTTGATGAGGCGCCACGCATAGGAGACATCGACCTGCTTCAATTTTGATTTGTGGTCGACCAGCATGCCGGCGATAACGCTGGCTTTATTTCCTTCTCCTAGATCGATCTCGCCCTCGACTACGTCGGTCATGGCTGGCAATGGTATGGGTTGAATATCGGCGCCGTTTAGCGTCACAGTGCGGCCATACAGCATAGCGGGGTAATACAGCCGCTGTATTATGTTGGCTGTTTTTACAATATCTCGTTCTTTTGGTTTACGGAAAAGCTCCAATATCTGCACACGGGTGTAGGTCGACTTGCCATGAGCTGGGAATCTGTTGGGCTTCGGGAAAAGCCACCGACCCGAGGTGCGGACTGTGCTCCAGTCCCAAAAGCGGACCATCTTTCCGTCTATTGATACGCTTTCGAATTTTATGCACTGCCCGTGTTGAATTGCCTTGGATTTGATGCCGACCCCATAGCGGCCCAGCTTCGTGCCCACCATAGCTCCGTGCACGGAAAGACGCGTGAGCGCATGGTCCCGATCCTTAGTGATCCCCTCGCCATTATCCCAACAAGTCAACTCACCGGCATTCATGATCAGCGCGACCTTTGTCGCGCTTGCATCGAATGAATTGTCTATCGCTTCCCCGGCCCACTGCCAGAACTCAGACGGCTCCGCGCGGATAGCGTCAATTAGATGAGTGCTCGGAACGCCCTCCTCATCGTAATTATTCTGCATACGACGGCTCCAAAATGGCGAATGTCTGCATCAAGCCAGCGAGTAGCGCGCCCTTATCTTCCTCTGGTAGTTCCCGGTAGGCGAATTCTATCTGAGGACCTATTGTCCTGATCCATTCCACTAGATTTTTTGATTCCGACTGAGGAGCCGCGCTGGCTGCTGCTTTTTTTTTAACAGACTTCGGTTCTATCCCACGTAATTTTCGCACGTCCTTGCGCTGCATATTTGGGTTTATGGCGCCTGACGCGATGCCGTTCTCGAACTGAGCGGCGGTGAGTTTGGTTAGTTCATGGAGGATGGACCAGTGCACCGGCAAATGGGAAGCATGTTTCCCATTTCGGAGCCTTTCGTCGTCAGCTATTTTAATTAGCATGTTACCCATTCGCTTTGAAAATGGCGCCTCATTATTTTTGAACATCAGCTCCCATTCGCCGTGTAGCAATTCGGCCTTTGCCGCCTCCAGCAGGTTTCCGGTTTCGAAGATGCTCGGCAGCTGCTCGCGCCACGCGCAGCTGATCAGCGCGGCCCAATCGGCGCGGGAGCGGGTGTTTGGCAATTTCGTCACCTTGATCGCCATGCCCATTGCAGTTCACACTGTTTATTGATCGGTCTGCAGTCCCAGCTTCACCAGTCGGCGGATAGCTTCCGCCTGTGAGGGCTCGTCTTCTTGCGCAGCGCGCCAAGCGTCGACCTTTTCGATCAACGTCACATGTCCGCGCAGAACGATCTGCTTGGTGCGTCCCGCGCTCTTCAGGTGATCGCTTCCGGCTGGTGCTGGCATCCGCAGATGCTATGAGGACATAGCAAGAACGTCAACGAAAACCTTCAACGATAACAAAATGTTATGTCACAAAATGTGGTTTACGAGTCAACTCAATCACATAGCGGGCATTGGTCAGGACCACACACCGCGAACGTATTTCTCAAACGCGTCGTAATGCTTCCACGCCCCGCAGCAGGCGCAGCCCGCATCGAACTCCTCGCAGCGCGGGCCGAAATACTCGGTCACGTAGCGCTTCATGCGAGTCAGGACGATGTCGGTTTCTCTCCGAAGCATGCGCTCGCGGATGCAGCTGCGCTCGATCTCGAGGTCCTTGATGGTTCTCGTGATCATACGATCACCCCCATCAGGCCGTAGCAAGCTTCACGGCCCACATGGCGGCTTCCTCGTAGGCCGTCATCGCCAGCTCGGCCAGCCGCGGGTCCTTGTCCTTGTTCGCCTCGCAGAAGTCGATCAGGTCGGCCGTCCTCCGCTTGATGATGTCAACCGCCGAGTGACTTTCCGGATTGAAGGTGAGCCGCACTCTCGTCTCGCCGATCGTCATGCGCATTCTCCTTGCGCTGCCTCTTGTTGAACTTGCGCTTGATACGGGCGCGCTCACCGGGGCGCCAGTGGAGATAACGCTTGGCGCGCCGGCTGAACGCATCCCATTCATCGCCGCCGCTGAGCCGCTCCCGATGTCCCATCATACGATCTGTCCCTTGCGCCGCAGGTAGTCCACGGCCTCGGCCAATGAGCGCTTGGTGACCTCCATTTTCGGCTTGCCATACATGGCCTTCGCGCACGCGACGCAGAAGCGCTTGTCCGTCCTGGGGCTCGTATGCGCGATCCAGATGCGTTCGTCGCATTCGTCGCAGCGGCCGATTACGGACGCGGCAGAGGGGATCGGCATATCGGCGACGCGCATGCAAACAAGGCCGGTGTCATCGTCTTTCTTCATGCGCTGATCCTCCTCATCGCAGCAGAACGAAGCAAGCCAGCAGGATCAGCAGGAGCGCTATTTCTATTTTCAATTCCACCTTCCACTCGTCCTTCACGCGCTGATCCTCCGCATCGACTTGTTAGCCTCGACTCACTGTTTTTCCTTCCAGTCGCCGCACCAATCTTCGTTCAGCGTTATAGGCCAGTGGGCTTCGAACGGCTCATCCATTTCAGGATCGATGCTATAGTTTGCCTCTTCCCTATTTGCGGTTTCCTCATCGGCAATTTCCCTGACGAGCCACCACAGCAACAACGCAGCGGCTTCGCTTGATTGCCGCACAGCGTTGGGCATCGCCATTGGCGATCTATGGTGACAGGTTCCTTGCTGGCGCCGCTGCAGATAAGAACGCACCCAATAGGTGCACGTATCGCATCTCATCTCTGTCACGCGCTGATCCTCCGCATGCTCTTCCTGCCAGCATAGACCTTGATCGGCTTCATCGCGCCGAGCGCGGTCTGGCCGACCATGCGTTGGCCCTCGCCGAGGCCAAGACAGGCATATTGCAAGGAGTCGCAGACATGACTGAATTTGTCCTTCTTCGGCGTCAGCTCGCCGTCCTCCTCGCGCTCCAGATGATAGCGGCCAGCCATGGCGAGCTTGAGCGTCCGGCACAGCGGCGATAGACAGAACCGCGGCCGGCCGTCGTACATCGAGGTGAGCAGGCTCGTCACCGCCTCGACCCGGGTCGCGATCATGTTGTGCTTCAGGCCCGGCGGCGGCCGCACCGCCATGCCGTTGGCATTGAATATGTCGTATGCGGTCCGCTCATCGGCCTGCCCCTTATCCTGGCCCTTCGGATCGCCGTAATAGTCGACGGCATATCCGTCGTAGTGGGTGGCGATGAACTGGCTGACCCTGGGAGCAAATGTCACTGCGCCTTCGTTGAACCCGAGCAGCTCGTACTGCACCATGACGCGGTTGTTGATTTCCTGCATGAACACCGCCGCCGGCTGCCGGCCGAAATCGAGACCTACCACCACGGTGTGGCCGGGAATCGGACGCAGCGGGATATGCGATACGTGGGCGTCGATCGAGAACTGCGGCCATACCGGCGAGCCGTCGACCACCAGTGCGATCTCATTGCGCAGCCGCGAGTCGATCCATGACTTCTTCTTGGCGTGCCAGGTTTCCGGGTAGTACTCCGCGCGCAAGTTGGCGAGGTTCTCCGCGTCCGGATTGACCTTATATCCCGTGAACATGCCGGCGCCGTCGCGCACCTCCAGCACCGCGGGCGGCTGCTTGTAGAAACCCCAGAAGTCCGGCCACACATATTCGCGCCGCTCCTCGTCGGTCAGGTTCGCCGGCATCGGCACCATGCCCGTCATGATCGCCAGCCAGTGGTCCTCGTCGGGCGCATTGGTGTCGGCGATCATGCCATGCCACTCGGAGCCGCCATGGTCGGGCCCCGGCCAGCGCAGGCGGCCCATGCCCTCGTCGAACAGGATCTTCGGGATGAACGCCAATTCGTTCCAGGCCAGTCCCGTGAATTCCATGGATCTCAGCCGGTGCAGGTCGACCTCGCGGTCCAGCCCCATGAAGATGACCTCGGCGTCGACATCGCCGAACCGCAGCCGGTGGGTCGGCGGCGGGTTGCCGGTGATGGGGCCGTAGATTTCCTCGGGCACGATCTCGCGCCACGTCTTCATCGTGGTCGTCTTCACCTCGGTGTAGGTGTTGCGCACGATGGCCCAGCGCGACATCCGCCGCCCGGTGAGCTTGGAGACGCGCTGCTGCTGGATGTGGCGCATGACTCTGGCGCACATCGCCTGGGTCTTGCCCGATCCCAATGGTCCGCAAATGACGTCGACCGGGCGGTCGCTGAGCAGGAACTTCGCGAGCTGGGTGTTGGGCGCGACCCTGAACACGCGTCTGGTGTCCGGCTGTTTTGGCGCCTGCGCCATGGGCTCACTCCTAAAAGCTGCGTTGCAAATGATACCGGCTATCGCTGGCTACCGGTAGCCGGCTCCCCGAGGAAACGCGGATTAGCGGATCGTTAACGATTTCCGGCATAGCCTCCGAGACTGCAAACAGGAGGCAGCATGACCAACGCACCCATCGACCCAAGCTCAGGACGCGCCGATCCGACGGCGGGAGACATGAACCTTGCCCAGTTCGAGAAGAGCAGGAGCCCGAGCCGCCGTACAAGTCTGTTGGAGGCCATGCACGCGTCGGCGGGCTTTCCAGGCCGCAGCAAGATGCCGGCGCATCTACCGGCGCGTTACCGGTTCACCGGCCGCAACGTTCAGATCAACATCAAGGTCACTCATGAGGTCTGGGCGCGGTGGGTCGACGTCGCCGACGAGCATCGGTTCGCATACGGGGAGCTGCTGGAGCTTGCGCTCGATGCTTTGCTCGAAAAGTGGGCCGCCGGGAGGTAACCCGTAGCGGTTGTGTAAACCGCGCGAATCACAACAAAATAAAAACCCCGGTGTATCGAGCACCAGGGTTCTTGGTGGGTCGGAAAGGACCCAAGTCACTAGTATCACAATCCCCATACACACTGATTTGGTCCCCGGAGTCAACTTCGATCTTTCCGGGCATGGGGAAAAATTTGGTCCTTTCGGCCTCGATCGGAGGCCAGATGTTAAGGAAATCTCAACTCTTATCTGCTCTGTCGTTGGAATATGCAAACGAAACAATCAGCGAAGACGAATACCAGCGCCGATGGGAAGCCATCGATGGGCCCCAGGCTCGACCTGCAAAGCCAAAGCCTAGCCTCCCCAGATACCGGCCCCCTCGCAGCCCGGATCGCCAGGCTTCGATCCAGCGCCGTCGGCTTCTCGTTGCATCCGGCCCGCTACCACCTCCCCTGGCTGCTCGATTCACCTGGGGAGAAGTCGCGGTAATGCGCATCATCGGCGACGAATGCCGCGCGCACGGATGCTGCTTCCTGCATATCGACACTATCGCGGCCAGAGCCGGCGTCCACCGGACCACGGTGCAGAACGCGCTCCGGGAGGCGCAGGGCAAGGGTGAGGTGCCCGGTGCCCCCATCATCACGGTGCAAGAGCGCCGCCGCCCCGGTCAGCGCAGTCTCACCAACATCATCAAGATCGTCTCGAAGGAATGGTGGAGCTGGCTCAACAAGGGACCTCGCTGGCCCGGCCAGGGGGTGGGTTCAAAACACACTCAATCCAAAAAATTGAGCACCACGGATACAAGTAAGAAAGAAGAAGCTGCCGGTAGGATAGAACCGACCGGAGGAACTAGTCCACTGGAAAATGCCCTCCAGGGCTGGGGCAGGGTGGTAGACACCCGCCGCCGCACCTAAGATTCGGCCAGCAGTCACCGCGAGACGCGGGACCGAGAGGCTCGGCGAGGAAGAAACCGGTGAACCCGGGGGAGGGCACATGACCAACCTGGCCCAGCAGATCACCAACGGCATCAGGCCCCTGCTCGTCGGCCACCCGCCGGAGGTCCAGGGGATCGTTCTCGCCGACCTGGTCGCCACCTTCATCGCCGGCCACCATCCGGCCGTGCGTGATGACACCCTCGATCTGCTGTTCGACTGCGTCCGTGCGCTCGTTCCCTGCAACGAGAAGAAAATCTTTCCGGACAGCTTTCCAGTCGACTGGAACTAGAGTCACCGGTTCTTGGTCTAGATGTCAATCCAGCTCGTCTCCGTCTGCTGTCGCAGCTCATAAACGTAATCGGCGACCGATCGCGACGCATTGGCCACCAGGCAGGCGACCTGGGGAAGGTCATCAAGCGTAGCCGGCGCCGATACGCGCCCCTCGGCGAACGTGCAGCGATATCGCTGGCTCAGCTCATTGAGCCTTTGAACAACATTGCGAGACAAGGAGACGCCCGCACCACTGAGGCGCATGGCGCTGGAACCAGCATCGTGCACAATCAAACTGTCCGCCTTTTGCTCTACGACAACAGACACAAGCTCACCGCCACCGTAGGCGACAGGCAACGTCACCTCGATGCCGAGATTGGTCTTTTCCGCCGCAATGAGGGCACGAATGGCCTTCTCAACTTCGGCGGCCGTCAGAATTGTCGCCATCGAGCTCCGCGGGACCGGGGTGATCACACCCCGTGATCAATGACGGGCAGCTCACCGTCGGACGGCTCTGTCCACAGGCCCCGCCGACGCACCTCGGCCTCCCACCGGCGCTTCGTCTCCTCATCGCAATGCGCCATGGCATCCGCCCACGTCGGAGGGCGGCCGATCATGCCCTCGAACGTCATCTGGTAGTACAGCGACTGCGCGTTGTGCGGCTCGGCGAGGCTGTGTTTCGCGGCGCAGATCTGGCACATGCCCGCAGGCGGTGGCAACACGGACCACGCAGCTGCCTCGTGCGTCTCCTCGCCTGTTTCAAGATCGACCTTGGTCACCGTGCCCGGTATGCGCCTGACAGACTTCATTGCCGCCACCCCCGCATCGCCGCCGTGTGCCGCTCCACCAGGTCACGCTCGGCCTCGCTCGCCGGCCGGATCACAAAGCGCGGGCCATAAACGCTCTCGTCCCACTCCCCGTCGAACCAGGCCCCCGCCCAGATCTCGCGCCCCTCGGCGTCGCGCCCGCGAACCCCGCCAGGGACGTCGAACGGAACGGCACACCGCCCGCCACGCCACCGCGATGTCCTCATCCAATTCTCGAACGCGTCCCGGTAATGCTCGGCGAACTCCCGCGGCATCCCCTCGCAGAAATACCGCCGGCCGCCATTGCGCACCATCTCCTCACGACACCGCCGCGCGAATGCCCGCCGCGCCGCCTTGATCACCGGCAGCCGCGCGCAATGCCACTCGATCACCTCGACGTCGAACGCGCTCGCCCCTGACACCACCACCCGATGCTCCCCGCTCACCGGATGCCGGAACTTCGCCGCCGCCAGCTCGACCTCGTCCACCAGGTCGAAGCCGATCCGTTCCACCCCAGGCATCCGCAACAGCGCGACCCGGCGCGTCGGGGTCCCCGCCACCGCCCACTCCATCAGCGCGGACCGGTACGCGTCCACGAACACGTCCGGGATCTCGAATATCGCCTGGGCGTTCATATCGCCATCATGTCGTCGTGGTCGGCTCGCTCGGCCGCGGTCATGGCGCGGTATTTCCACGATCCGCCAGGGTCGTGAGCCCCAGCCATTCGATCGGCCCCCCCTTATTATTCCGCCGCCACCAACCTCAACATGCTGGGCTCCGGCAGCTTGGGCTCTGGTCTCGGCTTCTTGTTCTTCTGCAATCTCGCCAAACGGCTCGCAGAACGCTTGCGCGCGGCGGCCAATTGCTGGCGAAGTTGGCCGTTCATCTCTTCGAGATAGTTGAGCCGTCTGCTACTCCAATCGCCAGAGTCGCCCCGCATCAAGTCGCGATACCCCTTGATTGCCCATTCCATCAAGCCGCAATCGCGCTCACCATCAAAAGCGCGGATGCCCCACCCATTATCCTTGCCCAGCACCGGCCGGTGTTGCCCGCAAGCGCCCCACGGCGATGTTTCCACAGCGAGAGGATTGAACCGGCAGAAACCCTTCAGCGGCTCCTTGTGATTCCGCACGTACAGAATGGCGGTGCGCCAATTCCATTCCTTGCCGCAGCTGCCCTCACACCTTCCGGCCTCGCGCGCCGCCTTGTGCTCGGGCGGCTCGATCGCTTGGAAATAACTACACGTCAAGCAGCACATCTGGATCTCCTTCGCCCCCTATGGTCCCGCCCCCAGACACAGCCCGCAATAGCCGTCGTCCTGCGAGCCCGACTTCCAGCGCCACGCCATGCACTCGGACCCGATGCAGGTGGTGACGCCGTTCGGAAGGTTCGACTCCGGCGGCGTGCCAGGCAGCAGCCTCACCATCGGACACCACTTCGTCGCAGCCTCGGCCTCGGTCATCTCACTTCTTCCTCGCCTTGCCCGCCTCGATCTCCAGCTTCTCCGCCAATTCGCGAAGCCTCGCCGCAACGGCAGGAATAACGCTATCATCATCCGGTCCCATGTCGATCAGATCATCGACAGCGGCCTCCAATGAAACGGAAAACTGCGTGGCGTTGCCTCCATCGTGCCGGGGAAGGCCAACATAAAGCATGGCCGGGTCGGTTACCGCAGGGCCACCACAACCGTCCTCAGCAGGCGCCCACATGTAAGCAAACCAAACTTCAATAACGTCAGGAAGCATATCTACCGCAGGCGTGTGCGGGACGTGAGTGGCCTCGTTCGGCAAATGCCTCAGCCTCTTGCGCTTCGTCATGCCGGCATAAGCCAAATTCATTTTTTCTTCCCCTTACCAGACCTGCGGGCAACCGCATACGCGATCGCAACCGCCTGCTTCTGCGGCCGCCCCGCCTTGATCTCGGTGCGGATGTTCTGCGACACAACCTTCTGCGACCTTCCCTTCCTCAACGGCATGCGATCCTCCTCATCCGTTCATCTGCGGCCCCACCTCACCCAGAAGATCAGCTGAACAACGCTCAAACATACCACGATGACCGGGATCCCCCAGACAGCCTCGACCCCAGAAACCTGCAGGAGCACCGCCAGAACCAGCGCCAAGCCGGCATAGGCCGAGCAATGCAACGCCAGGCGCGCCATGCGTCAGTGCTCGGCGATGTAGGGCCGCAGCCGCGCCTCGAACATCGCATAGTCCTCGGGCGTGTAGCGCACGCCTCCACCGGCCCGGTGGCCCCTGATCCTCGGCAACAACTCTCGCATTATCTCGGGATGCTCGCGGATCACGGCAAACTTCTGCAGCGCCCGCTGGCGCGCCGCCTCCACCGCCATTCTCCTGCTCTCCTCGGTGCCCCGCCCCTGAGCCATCTTCTCGTCAATCGCGCGATCAATCTCTTCCCTGGGGAGAAAGTCCTTCGCATCAGGCCACCGCGCAAGCAGCCAGCGCTCAAGTACGTCGCCATGCTCCAGCATCGTCAGGTACCTAATGAGAGCGGCCTCCGCTCGTTCACGCTTCTTCGCCATCACTCACTTCCTCCATCGCCAAGCCCCTCCGTGAGCAACTCCCCCACCCCTTTACTCAACTCTTACCCTGCGGAATGTCCGGCAACCGCATCCATGTTCGTTCTTTCCACCCCTCATCAAATGCAATACGAAGCAGCCACATCGAGCCATCGTCGCACAGGCATGCAATCGTCTCACCAATCGGCACAATCTGAATAACGCGCCGACCGCTCTTCATCGCCGAGCCCCTTCCTTGTTTCCAGCCCGGCGCTCGGCACGCAGCCGAAAAATCTCCCCGTACGCATCGTCGATCAGGCGCCCCAATATCCCCGTCGAAGCGCCCCCCAACAGCAAAACCGCCTTCCGCCGACGCCCGATCCACTGCGCAGCACGCAGCCGATCAAGGATGTCCAAAGACTCCATCGCCCGACGCTCCGCAGCCGTCATGCCGTCCTCCATCGCCGAGCCCCTTCCTCCCTAAAGAAAAAAATGCGTGCTCTTGCACGCTCTCCCCGCAGCGGAGCGAGGACAACGAGGAGCGCAAGCGCGACGACGTGCCAACAACCCGGACAAAACCAGCAATCAACTCCAGACCAACCCGCAACTCTCGCAACAGGGCCCGATGTTCCAGACCCCCCAATTTTTCGGAGAGCCCGATATTCCAGAGGACATGCATATGCGGAGGGTACCAGCGCGGCAGTCGCGTCGCGTTTTTCCCCCCCGGGTGGCCTCGCGCGCGGCACCAAGGGATGTGCTTGCCAAGTGGACGGTGGGAAGGGCGTATCAGTGTGCTGGACCGCATCGGCGTTGCACATTTCCGACTGCCGTCGGGCGGCCACTGCCGTGCCGCCTTTTACCACTCTCGGCTATACATACCGAGAGTACCAAGTCAGCAAGTGCCTGTGCCGCAGCGGCTTGTGGCTTACTCTGTATCGCTTGCGTCGTCGCTGGGAAGGCCTGGGGAAGTCGGCGACACGTCTATGGTCACCGGCTTGGCCTCGGTTGCCGTGACCACGATGGCCAACCCGGGCATCATCTGCCGACCGGCCGCGGGCGTGTCATCATCGAGCGCTTCGAGCGCTTTGATCGCGTTGACGCGCGCCATCTGGTTGATGGTCTGGTCGCGAACGTCGGCAAGCGCGTGGATATTGCGCGGCCGTTCGCTAAGTCGAAGCACCTCCAATTGTCCGAGGTAGTACGCCTTTACATGTGGCTTTCTGAGTGCCTCCCGCAATCCGTGGTCACTCATTCCGGCTTCTTCGGCGGCTTTAGGCCTACGTGAGCCGTGCCACACCATGTTATCGAGGGCGTTTTTGAGCTTGCCGCTGACATGGAGCCTTCCGGAGCGGCCTTGTGCTTCGACGGCTTGCCGTGTGGGGAACACTGTGCGCTTTTGGGGAGGCATGGCTTGCTTCCTTGGGGCTTTCACCCTCTTAGAAGCCGCGCGCGCGTAGTGCAAGCTATGCGGCATTGCCTTGTCAAGCCCCCAGCTAAGCATCGGGGGGGACTCGGCGAAATTGATCAGACGTCTGCCTATTTGGGAACTCGTTTTGTTCACTCCATGAACATGGGGGGGAGGGGGGAGGGGAGTGTGGTCGCGCATAAGGAGTGGCTGCGCGGCCATATCCCGCGGGGATTGTAGCGGCCCATCTTTGACGTAATCACACAGACTTATCCCCTCCGGTTGTGGCTGCGGTGGGGTCGGGGTTGTGGTCCCGGCAGAGCGTCTCCCATGTCTCTACTGCGCCATAGGCGTCTGGAGTGACAAGCACGCGCAATGCCCGCCCGGTGGTGAAATCCTCGAGCGGGATGAAGCGGCCGCATTGATCGCACCTGTCCCACCGTTTCATTGATCAGATCAGTCCTCCGCTGTCGCCTCGATCAGACGCTTGATGGCCTCTTGGCGCGACGGCAGGTCGGGCTGGGAGCGGCGCCAATCGTCCAATAGCTGCAACAGGTTAGAGTGCAATCTCACATTGACTTGCAGGCCGATTCCGCGGCCGTGCTTGGTACGGCTTCCATACGGCCGGCCGCGGCGACGAATTATTTTGGTATCACTTGTTGACTCGCTCATATTTCCGTGGTATCAATTAATCATCGACAGCGCAAGAGGAGACGGAAATGACCAAGGCGACCATGACCGCTTTTCGAGACACTAAAGCAGCCGCCGAATTCATCACTTCCGCGGCGAGCCGCGAAACATCGCCGGAAATCATGACGGCTATCGTGTTCTTCGCGCGCGATATCACTGAGGCCGAAGCATTGTGGAACGGCGATGGGTTCGGTCGCGTCTGTCACCCCAGCGATCTATGGGAGCATGTCACCAAGAACGGATTGCGCAATGCGGAGGATTATTGCTGGGGCGCCCAAGGCCATGACTGGTGGAACGCCATTAAGGAGTGATTGCAGCGACTGCCCGTCGCCGCGCGGCAGGCAGCTACGGCAATCATGCCGAAGGGGAAAGACCATGACCAACCACGAATACATCGCCGCGCTTCACATGCGCCACCAACGGTATCAGACGCACCGTCGTCGCGAGCAGCGGCTCAATTTCTGGATCGGCGCAAGTGCCGTCGCCTTCATGGCATGCATGTCGCTAGTGCCGGTTCTAATCATCATCAATGACATTTGGGCGTGAGCGTTGCGCATTGCCGCTCCCATGCGGTGCGGCTTTGCAGAGCGCTTTTGCTCAGAGGGGGAATGAACATGTCAAACTATAGCAACATCAAATCGACGCGCATCAAGCCCGAGGACGCGGCCCGGTGGGGCTTCGCGGTCATGGCCTCGATCGATAATCCGAAGGCGAGCAAAGCCACGGAATACGGCTACCTCAACGCGATACTGTACATGGCGCCGAAGGATAGCGCCGGAGTAGGAGATTTGTGCCCCAACTCCGGAGATTGCGTGCACATTTGCCTTGGCGCCCATAGCGGGCAGGCATCGATGCGCAAGGATGACGAAGACAACGCGGTGACGCTAGCTCGGAAGGCGCGCGCGCGCGCCTATATGACGGAGCGGGAATTGTTCCTGACATACGTCAAGCGCGACATAGAACGTCTGCAGGGCATTGCCGCTCGCATGGGGCTGCAGCTGTGCTACCGGTTCAACGGGTCGACCGATGTTGGCGTGCCTGCATGGCTATGCAATATGTTCCCCGCGGTGACGTTCATCGATTACACGAAAAACCCCAACAAGATGGCGCAATATCTCGCGGGGCGGTTGCCGCCGAATTACCACGTCACTTTCTCGCGGGACACGCACAATGAGCGGCTCGCCGAGCGGTTCCTAGGGCAGGGCGGTAATGTCGCGGTGGTGTTCGGCAATGGGCGGCCTGCTGCGTGGCGTGGCTTTGCGGTCATTGACGGGGATAGACACGACGTTCGTACACCTCAAATGGACGGCCGCGGCGTTGTGATCGCCTTGACGCCCAAAGGCGCCAAGGCGAAGCGCGAAACCAAGGGCTTCATCGTGAGGGATGCTGCATGACGCGGATTGCAATTCCATCGGTGCATGTGGCGGGGTGCCGCCACATCACCATCACCAAAGACAAGCAGATAGGCGTCACAATCGACATAGATGCAGGGGCGCTGGTCATTGATGCGTCTGGCGACGACATCAAAGTGGAAATCGTGGAAACAGACAGCCAAGCGGACAAAACCGACTAGGTGATGAATTCGTATCAACCGGGGAGAACGCAAGATGACACGTATGGCAATGTTCTGTAGCGCGTTGCTGTTGGGCTCGGCATGCCAAGCGCAAACTTTGACGGACGAGCAGATGGATAAGTTTAAGCGCACTGTTCAAAACGCAGATGTGGGGATTATGACGACCTTGTTCTGTCCCGAGGGCTATCAACTTCGCCAGGGTTTTGCTTCTGCGCTTCACCTAACGTGCTGGATAAGCCTGCGGATTTTAATCGATGACATATTGTGGAAAGAAGGAAGCTACGGACGCTCTGTCTGTCCCCCACCGTCGTTGACGGAGTACAGGCCGCTTTTTGATGCCATCACCGAATATATCATTGTGAAAAAGCCTCTTGATACGGAGCGCGCCGCCACAATTGCCTCGATTGCCTTGAGGGAAAAATTTCCATGCCCTTCACCGTTGAATTTCAGGTAGGACTCGAATTCGTATCAGCCGATGGGAGGGTTCATGGATAAGTATTTCTTGGTGAACGTGCAGCAAGATGCATCGCCCGATTGGCGCGCCGTGGTGAGGGCCGCTACCGCAGAGCAGGCGGCCGAAGCGGCAATCGCCGCCTGGGAAGGCGCCGACAACGGGATTGCCTTGAAGAGTGCAATCTACAGCGATTTGAAGAAGCTTGATGCGCATATCGTCCGGCCACACGAGTACGACGAGGCGCCGGAATTGACGCATGAGCAATTAGCTGCTGCCGACGTACGCGAGAACGGCAAGCTGGTGCGGAAAGCTTGTGATCAACCGAGGAAATGACAGATGGTCGAGACGCTGTGGGTTTACCTCGCCGCCGACCCGGCGGGCGGCAACACCGGAGCGCGGCCCGACCATGCGCACTAAGCGCCCAGGCGATGGTCATCAAAACCTCCGGGGGGTGCTCTTGTCCTTTAGGAAAATCTCAACGTTAAGATTGGCGTAGTTCCTCGTGTCGACCCGAACGCCTTCGATTTCCTGGCCAGACAATCTTTCGAAGTCGAGCAGCAAAGTGCGAACAGCGTTTTCCAGTTCATCGACGGTCATTGCGTTCCCCCAACCGTTCGAGGATCATCGCCTCGTTGACGGGGCGGAAATACGGCCTGTGGGCCGCGATATGATCCCGCGGTGTTGCTGATCTGGTGGTTCGAACGTCGTCGAGAGAATAATCCTGTGGCGCAGGCACTTATGCGGACGTGTCCGCATGCCACCGCGCCTTCGCAAGCTCCCTCATCAGGCGGCTTCTCAATTCAGGGGAGATGCCGCGCCATCTAGCGCTGCCGGCCTTGCGGGCGAGTTGGCTGAGCACCTGGGGCCTGGCGCGTTTGATGACGGAGGCGGCGAGCCTCGCGGGCGGCCGCACCTGCTTCACGTCGCGACGTTCCCACTGCGGCTGCATGCGCGCAGACTGCACAGGGTCGATAGCGACGAGCAACTGCAGGCCGAGCGCGGATAACATGCCGTCGAGAGACGAGCGCGATAGTCCTCGCTCCTGGGATGGGCCTAGAAGTTTGTCGGTATGGCCGGAGGCCGCCGGCATCAGGTGGTCGAGCAGCTCGTTGGATAGCCCCAGGGAGGCCTTGCGCGCGCGCAGCACCTCGATCAGCTCGTCATGACAGGTCGCGACACCGAGGACGGCTTCATGGCCCCCAATCATCGTCCTTGTTCTCCAGACCCGGCTTCTTTTTCATGATATCTAGTAGTCCGGGACTGATCATCATACCAGATGCAGAATCGACTGACTTCAGCCCCCAATTGGGCCCGTGCTTGCGCCGTAGCTCCTCCAGGGTGGGCCGTAGCTTTCGGGCCTCCTCCGTGCGGCGCTGATCCGCGATCGCTTCAGCGCGCTCCTTAGCCCTGGCATGGTCCAGGTTTTGCCGCTCGACTGCCCGGCGCATCCAACCGGATTCACGTTCGCACCAGGCGATGACGTCGGCGACGGTGGGCTGAAATTTTGTTTCACGTGGAATTCCGGTCACCGGATCAGCCGCCGCCAGGGCGACGCGGCGAGGGTAGTTGCGCAGCGCCGCAGCCAGGGCGCCGAAGTAGGGCTTCTCACCTGCCGGCTTCGGCCAGCACGCCAGCAGCCGGCCCACGAGCTCTACCGCCTCGGATGGGCTCAGCCTGTCAGCGTAATCCCGCCTCGCACTCTCTGGCGCGAAGCTCTGCCGCCATTTCTCCGGTAGCCGTGAGGACATCCGGTTTTCCACGCGCTCCTCCGCTGCTGACCAGGGAGCTGATGTATCCAATAGGATCGACCACGTTCCGGTTGCGGGCGTACTCGATCGTCGCCAGGAGCCCCTCGGGGTCATCCCGCTTTTTCAGCCACCGGCCGATCATTTGTCCGCTGCGATCTTCGCGGATCCCCCAGGACATAAGGATCGTTTTCCCAACACGCCAGAGTCTTGTTTGGGCGTCCTCGACAACCTCGAACATATCCTCCTGGGTAGCCGATGTGCTCGTGTGACGAGCACACGGTCGTTGTTTTTGCTTGGCTATTCGATTTTGCCTGGTGGTTATTCGATGCCGCTCCCGGCGGTCGGCCTCGACCGTTTCTATAACGCGGACGATGTCCTGGTCGGTCAGACCGGCGGCACGCAATGCGGAGACGTTCATTCTGCGGCCTCCCCTCCAGGGGAGACCACTGACGGAACCGCTTTCATCCTGCGGCGCCGCGGTACCGATGCTGCCGGTGGCTTTTTGGCTCTCCGGCGCCGCCGTTTGACCGGACTGTTCGCCGCCTCGTCCGCCTCGATCAGAACAAGCAGTTGCTTGGCCTCGACACCGGACTCGACAAGCGCCCTCAGCACCGAAAGGTGGATCATGATCGTCCCTCCTTCTCCCACCATGGTTTTCTGGCCGCAGTCCTGCTCAACGCCGACCACGATGCCTTTCCCATGCTGATCAATTGATAATGATACCGGTGCGGGACTCGGCCCCGGTGCTTCCACACATTGAAGACGTTCGGAGAAATACCGAGCTGCAGCGCTCCCTCGCGAACGCGGTCCCAGTCCAACTCGTCATCCATTTCAAAACGCTACAACAAAAATTCATGACAGCAAGAACAATCTGTTATCTGGCTGACATAACAAAATGTAATCGATGCAGCGGGGATAACTTGTTACATTTTGTTATCGCTCGGTTCCATTTCCAGAACGATTTCAACGAAATCTATAACGCAATATAACGGGGTTCCAGAGCGTTACCCCCTCATTTTGGGGGATTGACTCCCGCGCAACAGGCCGTGCGTTTCCAGCCACCAGATCGCGGCATCGAGGCCATAGGCCACCGCCACCTTGGCGCCCGCAGCCTCCATGCGCTGAAGGGTTTCGTGCTGCTCGTCAGCCAACTTGCCCTTCGCGCGCTTGAGCTCCAGGCCATAGATGTGTCCGTGTTGTAATACGATCACATCGGGAACTCCGGATACCACGCCGAGCCCCGCATTGATCCCGCGCGCTCGCCCACGCTGATGGACGCCGCCGTTCTTGGGATGAAATGCAAACACACCGGGCGACCCCCGTGTCCGCAGATGAGCGAACACGGCGCGCTGGATCTCGTTCTCGCTGGGATCGGTCGCATGCTGTGGAGAATGGACCTGCTCCACACACAGGTTGTTATTCCCGCGAGTCGCCGCCTCGCCTATTATCATATCGGACATCAGGGAATTTTACCCCGACGGCACACCGATTGGAATCCTTGGAGGCCAGATGCTCAGTCCGCAGCAACATAAACAGCGAGAGGGCAAGTTGACCTCGTCGCGCATCGCCTGCCTGATGAATGGTGATGCCGAGGCCATCATGAGGCTCTATCGCGAGATGATCGGCGAGGCGGAGCCGGAAGACCTGTCCCATGTCTGGCCGGTGCGCCTCGGCGAGGCCACGGAGCCGCTCCACCTCGATTGGCTCGAGATGAGCGGGTTCCCGATCGAGCGGCGCGGCGACGTCGTCGTTCACCCGCATTATCCATGGGCCGCCGCGACCCTCGATGGGTGGGCGGCCGATCTCAAATGTCCGGTCGAAGTGAAGCACACCGGCGGTCGGGAGCCGTTCGAGGTCCTGATCGATCGCTATCAGCCCCAGGTGCAATGGCAGATGGAGGTGACCGGCGCCACGCAATGTCTGTTCTCGGTCATCCTGGGCGCAAACCCGCCGCTGCCAGAGACGATCGAGCGCGACCCCGATTATGCGGCCGAGATGATCAAGCGCGGGCAGCAATTCATGGCCGCCGTGGCGGATCGCCGCCCGCCGGTCGCGCTACCCGCAGCCCCGGTGCCGGCCATCGCCCACAAGGTCTACGACATGAGCGGCAATCCGAGCTGGACCAGCCACGCGCAACGCTGGCTGCAAACCCATGGCGCGGCGGAAACCGCGAGGGAATGCGAGAAGGTGCTCAAATCGCTGGTGCCGGAAGACGCCAGGAAATGCCACGGTAATGGGGCCCAGATCACGCGCAATCGCGCCGGCCATCTTTCACTCAGGGAGGCTGTGCAATGACCGTTCCAGTGCGCAGCGATGTCCACGGCGACGTCATCGAGAGCATCATCGCCAAGGGTGACTTGAGCAAGCTCACTCCGGAAGAGCGGACCCAGTATTACGTGCAGCTGTGCCGGTCGCTCGGCATGAACCCGCACACGCAGCCATTCGCCTACATCACGCTGAACGGCAAGCTGACGCTGTACGCCAAGCGCGATGCCGCGGACCAGCTGCGGAAAATACACGGCATAAGTCTTCAGATCGTCAGCCAGGAACAGGCCGACGGCCTCTTGAGCATCCACGTCAAGGCTACGGACAAGGACGGCCGGTCCGACGAGGACCTCGGCGTCGTCGCCTTCCCGGAAGCGCTCAAGGGCGAGGCGAGAGCCAATGCCATATTGAAGGCGGTCACGAAAGCCAAGCGGCGGGTGACGCTGTCGATCAGCGGCCTCGGATTCCTGGATGAGATGGAGGTTGCCGACGTGCCGACCGCCAGGCGCCCGCCGCCGCCCGCCGCCAATGTGATGTTGCCGCCCCACGATCCGCAAACCGGAGAAATCATAGAGGCGCCGCTTCTCCCAGGCGCCGACGCTGCTGCCGGACCTTCCGAGAGCCACGCTACCCCGGCAGCAGCCTCTCCCGATCCGCCAGAGGACGAGAGCGAGCGCCTCGCCGGCCTCGATCGGCTATTGACCGCGGCGGCGAAGAACGGCACGGAGATCCTGAAGGCCGCGTGGGTTCAGATCAGCAAGGAAGACAAGGCCGTCCTCAAGGCCGCGCTGGAGCGGCGCTACAAGACGATGGCGCTGGAGGCGGACGAAGAAAAAAAACGGCAAGGGGGAGAAGATGAGCGATGATATCGAGTCGTATCGTCTGGCGTTTCGCGTCGAGGGTAAATGGTGGGTGGCTTACTGCGGCAGAGCCGGCACGATGGATGGCGCCGCCGAGGTCGCCCGCATCCTCATGAGCCTCGTCGACGGCAACGAGGCAGCTGAGACGACCAAGAGGGCATTCATCGAGGTGCTGGCAGCAGCCTTTGCCGACATGGCCGAGCCCATCACGGGCGAGCGGCCAGACATGCAGCTGCAAGACGCGCCGGAGTCCGAGCGGAGGCGGCAGTGATGGATCATCCCCACGCCGGAAAGCCGGTCGGCGGCGCGTAGGTTTGCCCAGCCGGCCCAGGCTGCACGGTCCATATGCCCGAGGTCACATCGTAGATGGAAGTTCCATAAAACAGCGCCCCTGTCGTAGCCACGGAGAATATCGCCGAGGGATTGGTTCCACTCGACGGAGCACCAGAACCGATCCACACATTGTTATACGCGACCCACACCTTGCCGGCATCGAAATCGATAGCAATTGCGTATACGTCACCAACAATAGGGTCCAGGTTAGCAAGCCCAAAGCCGCCAGGATTAGAAAAGCCTCCGGACATGAACGTATGCCCGGTTACCGACTGCCACCCGGCAGACTGACCGGTGATTCCCAGATAGTTGTTGAGTACAACCGGAAAACTGATATTAGCGAGCCCGAATAGCGGAACCTGACCGACGCCTGGCGCCGTGCTGCATTTGAACTCCACATATGCCTTTCCGGAGAATTTCGACGTCGACGATCTGACTGTCCAATTGCTGGCAGAATGCGGGTTCTGTATCGTGAGATTGTTATTCGACAGCAATAATCCGGATATTGCGGCATCGGGAACGCTGAATCCACTAACTAGCGGCGAGACGCTCACTGCCGTCTTCCAGCCGACAGTTGCATTTATCCAGGTGAATTTGGTAGCCGCCCCTGTTGTGCTCAACACCAGATTCGATGAGCTGTTATTGATCTTACCTCCATTCGGTGAAACCGTAAGATTATTGGCCGAAAAAAACCCGGCGATATCATCCACCGTGATCGTATCGCCCTGGATCAGCGCCGTGCCTCCGTTGACGGTCGTCGGAGGCAACGTCAGCGTCCAGGCCCCGCCACTGGTGTCGGCAAGGATCTGTTGTCCAACGATCGCCATGGTCGCCGCATTGCGATAGACCGGAAGGCCGCCTGCGACCCGGATGCGGTATGGCTGCGCCTTCAGCACGGTTCCGGTATAGATCGTAGTCTTGACGCCAGTGATGAAAAGTGTCGTTCCGTCAGAGATATTGATAATCTCAACATACCCCAACTGTGGATATATGCCGGTCACGATATAATAATTCAGGACATCAGTAGTAATTCCAATAACCAAGCCTAAGAACATCATGCTGAGAGAATTAGCGTCCAGATAGAGGAAGCAGCCCTGCCCCTTGGCGCTCCAGCTTACGCCGCCTATGTTGCTGGAAAGGTCTTGGAAATAGTTATAATATTGGTGCGAGCTTTCCACCAAATAAGTGCTGGTCTCGTTTTGCAAGGTCGTTGTCTGGTACAAGGTGCTCCCATACAGAAGCGGATAAGAGGCCCCAGCGGTAGTCAGCGGCGCATTGGTCGGCAAATTCACGGAGTCGGCGACCAGTGCGACCTTCGTCGGCAGCACCGCGGGTAGCACATAATTCGCCGGACGCACGCCTTGAGTCGGGGCCGATCCCATATCACCAGCCCATATTCTGGCGAACGCACCTCCGTCCCCTGGAGGCGTATTGTTGGGAGCTTGCCCCGTAAGAATATTGCCAATAATGGTATTTTGCTTGGTAAGAAAATTCGGGAACCCCGTCAGAGATATCTTAGGCCATCTGATCGATAGCCGATTGTATGGCTCGGGAGATCCCCCGACCGTTCCTTCCCGAAAGATCAGCCGCCCGGTCCCCTGAGTATCGATAGTCAGCGTATCTATAAACGCCTCAGTGGTGGATACGGGGCCATCCAAGACAACGTCGTTCTGGCACAACATGTGCGGGAATGCGTGCTGAGCGTAATAATTCGCCAATTGGGGGGTCGTCGGCGAATGACTCGGACCATACGCACTCAATGTCGGATCGAAGTCATACTGAAGATTGAAGAAGTACGAAGGATGGTTCGCTTGGTTCGAGTTCACACATATTGAAGCATAAAAACTTTCAATGAACGTATGCACTGCCGTGATGCTGGACTGCCATGTAAAACACATGGTCGCCGCATACACCCGATCCACAGCTCGTATTTCGGCTTGCAAATCGGTAGCCGTCAACACATTGGTGCCAATGCCAAAAGTGTTTCTTATCCATAGTGGATAGATCATCAACGACAATACGTTCGTAGAATTATTGAATGCTCCCTGGCTGGCCGCCAGGCATGGCACCAATCCGAAATGAGCCGTCTTCAGCACAAAGACGGTGTAAACCCCGTTACGGTCTCCATGACTGTGCGAAAACAAATCATTATCGATGGGAAATGTCGTGCCATCTATAGGGGCCAGCACCGTGGTGCTGAAGGTGATCTGTACCACGTCTCCCGATGGAACAGCCGCCGCGCCAAACGTAAAATAATAGCCGCCCGAAGGATATGTGAGCGTCAGCACCGATGTGCTGCCGATCCGGTATATGTTTCCGGGCGACTCCTCGCCGTCAGGCGACCAGTTGCCGCCAGTAAGCAGACTAGGCGGACCGTCGCTGACGAGACCAATACGGCCAGTCATATTGCAGTCGCGGAAATGATTGATATATGCTTGGTTCTCGTTTATCGAGACCGATATGAACGCTTGGCCATCACTGCATCGGTCGAACAGATTACTGTCACCCAACCCACCGCCTGGTGATCCTAGCTGATATGAAGTATAACAATAGGCAGCATAGCAATTACGAAGCACGGTGCGACTGGCGCCACCACCAGTCCCGGAAATGGAAAACCCTACGATGCGCGGATCGACTCCGCCAAAGTGGTCGACAGTTCCATCGAACGTGCTCGCAACTCTGCGGGCGACCACATTGATGCTATCGACCGTACCACCGTTATTCGGCCCCAGCATGAGGCCGGGACCATAGAAATCAAGGAAGATTTGGGTTCCGAACGGAATCCCACCCTGACCGGGCTCGCCGAGGAGCGTAAAAGCAACCGATACTATCTGATTCAGAGCGGGGGCCGCATTAGCATTTGCAATGACCTCATAATAGAATTTCCAATGTGGATTGGCTCCGATCGCATGAAACGGCGAATTCGGGTCGGAGCGCCCGAAAGTCGGTGGACTGTTGGCCGGCACGGCGTCCAGCGCCTTGAAAGGTATGCCATTGTAAATAACGATCTGGCCGGACGTATAAGTGCCAGTTGGTGTCCACCGGGCGTATGGTGTCCCCGGACCGGACGGTCCACCCGAAACATTCTGGCCCCGGAGACCGCCGGGATGATCCATGAAAATCGGCGCATCCACTACGAAGATGCCCGCCGGAATCGCACAGGACCGGTTCTTGCCGCCGTTGGCGAGGTAGGCCTGATCGATCGCCTGTTGGATGGCACATCGATCATAATAGGGCGTCAAATCGTCGACCCACGGAAACACCGCCTGGGCAGCGGCCAAGCTGGCAAACACGGTCGACAGTCGATGCGCTGGCGGCACGGCATTATCGCCGAACGGCTTCCACGAGGCGGCGTTGAAACGCACACTGGGCGAGTCGAATATTGGCGTATTCGTATAGTCGACAACCAGCTCCTGGCCCACGGTGGCAGTCGGAAGGCTGCCACCCCCACCACTACCAGATGGTCCAGTCGGCCCAGTCGCCCCGGTCGGCCCAGCCGGCCCAGTTGGGCCAGTAGGTCCAGTCGCGCCACCACCCCCTCCACCACCCCCTCCTGCCGCTGGTAGCCATCCCTGGGTGAGGAGATTGGCTTGATCGAGAGCGTCGACCGTGACCTGGCCGAGCCCGTTGACGGTGTAAAGATTGTTCGTCACCGGTCCGAACAGGACGCCGTTCTGAATCTCCTGGAATGGGCGTATGCGCTGGAGCGTGACAGTAGCCATCTTACTGCCGATCTTTCGTTTCGATGCGGCTCGCCTCACGGGGACGTGGCAGCGGAGGCAGCCGAGCGAGCCGCTCTGTATCGATCGCCGCGATGGCGTGCCGGTAGGCCCTCACAGCCCTGCGGATGCCATTTGCGGCCCGCGCCGGCTGCTCGTGCTCGTCCTTCATCCAAGTGGCGAAGAGGCGCTCGACCTGGTTCTGGAACGCCTGGTCCAGACCGCGCTGGATGACGCGCCGTATCTGCTCATCGCCGCCGCGCTCGGGCTCCTGGGCGCCAGCCGCGCCCATCGAGAGCAGAACCATTGCTGCGGCGACGCCCCTCATCGCAGCCTTCTTCATTTCACCACGAATCCGAAATCGTGCCAGCCGAGCAGGAACAGCAGCACGAACAGCAGTATGGTTGGCGCCCAGCTGAATTGAGTTGCGCCGGGTCCCCAGGTGGTCCAGCC